GAGTAATGGACATGCTGGTCTTGCATTATATGTAATACTAGAAAAGTATTATGGTGTAGATCCTGTAGCTATGCTACATAAACATGGTATTCATCCTGGCAGAGATCTAGAAAATCATTTGTATTGTTCAACTGGCAGTTTAGGATCCGGATTACCTATTGCAGTTGGTCATGCACTAGCTACTCCAAACAAAAACGTTTGGTGCATGATCAGTGACGGTGAGTGTGCCGAAGGATCTATATGGGAAGCTCTGCGTTTTATCAATGATAATCAAGTTGATAACTTGCATGTTTATGCTAATTTAAACGGCATGGGAGCGTATGACATGATTGATGCAAACCAATTGGCGCAAAGACTAAAAGCGTTTCTACCAAGAATCAATTTACGATTCAGCGACCCACCCAAGTGGTCGTTTGCTCAAGAGTTACTTACACATTACTATGTTCTTAAGCCAGAAGATTATGCGGAGATAACACAATGAGAAAAGAATGTGCAACTTTGTTATTAAACAGCATGGCGGAAGATCCTAGCATTCGTGTTATCACTGCCGATCTTGGATTTGGTATACTGGATCCAATTAGAAACGCTTTTCCTGATCGTTTTTATAATGTAGGCGCAGCTGAACAACTAATGATTGGTGTTGCCATTGGCATGGCCAACGAAGGCCTCAGGCCTGTTTGCTATTCAATGAGTAGTTTTTTACTATATCGCCCATTTGAATTTTTGCGTAATTATGTCAACTACGAAAAGATACCAGTTAAACTGATTGGCAGTGGACGTGACCGTGATTACAGTCACGACGGTGTAAGTCACTGGGCGCACGACGACGAATTGGTACTAGAGGCACTACCGTATATTGGATTATTCAAACCAGGTAGTATAGTTGATTTGGAAAACATATGGGAAAGATTTATCAACAGTGAATATCCAGAATATCTCAATTTGACAAGAAAAATATGACAACAAAAATAGTTTATGTAACAGGCTGTTTAGGCTTTATTGGTTATCATGTCGCACAGGCATGTTTAGATAACGGATATTATGTGATTGGTGTAGACAAAAAAACCTATGCCGCCAACGTTCAATTTTTACCGGATTTGATCAAAAACTCACGTTTTAAGTTTATAGAATCAGATATAAACGATTTAGATATGTTGTATGACTGCGACTATATCATCAATACAGCAGCAGAGACACATGTGGACAATAGTATTGTAAGTTCAGATGTTTTTTTACGTAGCAATGTCAATGGCGTACATCATCTGTTAAATCTAATCAAAGAACGTCATAGATTCAAGATGCCCACCTTGTTACATTTTAGTACAGATGAAGTTTACGGTGACATCGAAGAAGGATCACATGTAGAAACTGATTTACTAAAACCCAGTAATCCTTATTCCGCAACCAAAGCAGCAGCGGATCAATTGATACTTGCATGGGCACGTACATTCAAGGTTCCTTATGTTATTGTTAGACCAACTAACAATTACGGTATTGGACAATATACAGAAAAGTTTATTCCCAAGAGTATCAAGAGTCTACAACTGGGTAGAGCTATTCCGTTGCACGACGCAGGCCTACCAAGACGAACATGGTTGCACGTAAGCGATACCGCTAGTGCTGTTATTAAAATTATCCAAGCCGGGGTGCAGAACGAAATTTACAATATAAGCGGCAATCACGAGGAACAAAACATTGTAATTGCTATGCAGATAGTTGATATGTTTTGTGAAAACGTTGTAGATGATTACAGCAAATATCTCAATTTAGATATTACTAGACCAGGGCAAGATGTTAGGTATAGTATAAATGACGAAAAACTACGATCGTTGAGCTGGCGGCCAAATGCAATTTTTGAAGTGGAGTTGGCTAAGATTGTTCAGTATTATTCTCAGACGTTTGTGTGGTAGGCACTTCTACCCAAGTGTAGTCACCTAGCCATTTTACTCGTGCAATGTACGTGTAATGGTCAGGAGGACCAGTTGTCCAATCACTAGGACCTAGTGGCAATAGTCTAGTATTGTCTATTTTACTATCAAAACACAACCAATAGCACTGCCCGTGATAGACTTGAAAATCATATTTTGCGGCATGCACTGCATCTGTTATTTCTAACCTACGTTTTAATTCTGCAGCCTGCTTTGTTAGAACATTTACAAGATCCATTATACGGTTATATTCTTGCTCGGCATGCATGCGAGCAACGTTGACCATAATGTCTTTTTGTTTTTCAACAGGAATCAAATCAAATTTTGGACCACCTGCTTCGGTAGCATATGGTGTAATATTTTTATTAAAAAATGCCACCAGTGAGTTATCAAAGGTGGCATCATAACTATTACGACCTTTGGCTACATTACTTTTTTTCTTGGCCATTGTCTTGCCTAATTATAGTGGGCGTTTCGTTGGTAGGATTTCTAGTGTTTGATAACAACCAACCACTGTAGTTAATGACAGCAGCTAACGGATATGATACTACTGCTAACATTGCCGCCAAGCATACACCAGTAAACAAAAATAATATAGCAAAAATTGTAAAAACAGTTTCTAACATTAGATTCCAAAAACCAGTTACACCAATATCAAAGTCTATATTTTGTGAATAGCCCGAGTTGTGCAATCTAATATGAATTCGCAAAGATTCTATTTGTTCAATGCAGCGCATGACTAAAATTTCTAACAACCCGCGGTAAAGTTCAGTCATAAATTTTGCTCCATTGTTTCAGTTTGTTTGCTTTATTTTCTACTGCTTGTGTAACTGCTTCGGGTCTAACTAATCCATGTGCTGTGAGCAAATTGATCATACACAAAACATCACCTATTTCCTGCTCTAATTTTTCTCTATGCATCATTCCATCTTTATGTTGTTGATCGATACCAAATCTAAAAATTTTAGAAATTTCTTGTATTACTTCGGCACATTCTTCTTGCGTAATCACAAGTATTTCACGTTGTTTTTCATTCATCAATTAAATCCATGTCCTCAATAATTGGCAACACTTTCCATTTGGCACCTTCTGTCAAATCTTTTGCCATTGCTTGTGCTGCTTTTTCGGCTGCCGATCTTGTACGGTAGGCATTTTCCATAATACGATTACCGTCTTCAGTTTCGGCCATTGCAATATATATTTTCATATTATTATACAGGATAGATTAGGCAAAGTCAACTACGCGAGCATCTGTGCAACTTTTACATAAACTGTTACTTGAATAGCAAGTTTTTGCATTTTCTGTTAAAATCATTTGCATTTCGGCTCCAGTAAACAAATCCTCATAAGATTGAGTTAATAAATTTCCAAGAACATGTTTGTTATCGTAATCCATACAACACAGTACAACATCACCATTTGGTAACAGGACCGTTTGATCGTATTTCTCCGCTTTGCCGCATACTACAGGCTTTTCATGTTTGAGAACAAAATTTACTGGTTGATCCTTTACTTGTTCTTTATTTAGACTACCAGCTCTATTATGTCCAAACCAGTTGTATAACTGTATTCCTAAATGCTGTAGATCTTGATGTATTTTTCCATGGTTGCTCATAGTCATGGCTTCTAGTTTGATACCAAGATATTGTACAATATTGCTCATGGCTCTAAACACATATTCCCATTCTTCACTATATTTCCATCCACGCATGTTACCATATTCATCAGGAAAGTGAATTGAAAATACTTCGATTTGATCTTTGTATTCGACTAATAAGTCACTGACTTCATCAACAGTTGTACTATCCCAATTGTACAAAGTGGTATAAATCGCAACATCATGCCCACGTTCTAGGGCATATGCTAACATTCGAGTACAATCAGGATTCACCCAGGCTTCGGCCATGCCACTAAAGTCTATTCTGGTATCCCATGGTAATTTGTCTACGGCAGTTTTGAAAGTTTCTAAACTCATGTATTTGGGATCATCTCGGCCATATGCATCTCTGAGATTATCTTGAGGACAAAAGTTACACATTAACGGACAACCAATCATGGTTGTCACTTCTAAAGTAGGTCTTGACATAGTTTTACTTATCGCGTTTTTGACGGGGGGTAGTATCTTTATCTCTTGATACAGCTTTTCTACCAGGATGTTTGATTTGAACTCGAGTTTTCTCAGGGTCAGGTGTCTCCAACTCTTTAAAATCGCGTTCTTGGACTTTGGTTATTTCTTCTAATAAAGGACCTTTTTCTATAATGTTTCTCACGTAAGGCCCAGACGGTCTGTTTTCAATTTTGCAACGTATTGATATTAATTCTTTTTTAGGATTCTCAACATCATGAATACTGATTTCCGGTCTAGCTTTGGTACCAATATATGAAGCAGTTAAATCAATGTTCCTTAACTTGTATTGAAGATTTTTGAATCTTAAAATCTTAAAGCCGCCTTTTGCAAAATCAACTAGCTCAACATTAGAATCTCCCAAGGTTGCAAAATGAGTTACAGCATGGGCAACATTGTCAACAAATCTTGCTTCTTCGGTATCACTGTCACCGGCCAGCTTTGTCTGTAATTCATCAACGATTTGTCTGTACATGTATTCAATTGCTTTGAACTGATCTTTTTTGGCTTCTTGTTCGTATTTGGCTGTATAAGGAGATACATCTATTCCAAAGTATCCAAACAGTTTATTCATTGTTTCGACGCTTGTGCCACCTACTTGTCCAAATTGTGCTACTCCACCAACTTTCAAACTGGCATTCAATTTAAGTGTGCGCATGGCACCATTTTTATCTTTGATAGCTACCCAAACATCTGATTTCTTTTCTGTTTCACTGGCAGCACCGTCTGCCATGATATTGATTTCATCAGCACGACCATTAATATAAAAATACTTGCTGTATCTTTCAGCCATTGGATTATTAACGTAGGCAGCAGCACTAGCAAGCTCATTTGCTAATAACTTACGTTTGAGCGGATTCATTAGATCTTGGTAAGGTGCAGTTTTTAACTTTAGTATAAAACTAATTGTGTCAGCAATGTCGCTTTCGGCATCATTGACTGTGACACTATAAGTGTCGTCTCCTTGAGCTTGTAGAGTGTCCAACACATTTGTGATGTCTGCTGGGGTAACTTGTCCTACTTCTTCGCCAGGTTGTCTTTTGGTAAATTTAGCAAACATGGCTGCACCAAGTATACCTTCACTTACTTCACCTTTATTACTGATAGTACTTTCTTTACTGTGGTTTAAAGCAGTTTCAATGGTGCCTGTGGTTCCTATAACATAAAAATACACATCGTCTTCGGTACGGAATTCATATACATCTGTTCCTTTGCCAAATCGTGTGATTATCTCGCTTTTGTTAATCAAGGACTCAAGACCTTTAGATTTGTTTGTAAGCTCAATAATACCAGCTGTGTCAAGACCTAAGGCGGCCAATTGACTGGACAGTTGTTGTCCGGCAGCACTGTTACTAAAAATAAATTTATGACCCGGGCCGTATTTGCTTAAGGTGACTTCGTTAAGGATAATGTTTATAAGATCGCGCATAATAACATATTTACCGGTTTTATCTATTCTGTTTATTCATGTTGCAATGCAATAAATATCTATACACTTAAAGGAGTATCAAAAATGGACTGGCAAAGTCTTGTAGAGCGTCTGCGTGAAATGTTTCCTAATCAATCAAAATCAGAACTCGAGCAGTATATCGAAAGTAAAAACCCACAAAATGGAGCCGATGTTGAACACTGGTTACAGCAGTGGACATACAATAACAGCAAAGATTATCTAAGTTTATAATCTTTCAATATCTTCTTCCACACACTGTTCACCGTATTGTATTTCAACAATAGTGCATGGCTTTGTAAAAGGATTTGTTAACTGATGCCAAGCATTGGCAGGCACACGCCATTCATCGTACTTGCTCAATATTTTAGGAGGATTAGTTAGGTCACCTGGCATAGCCATGTTGATCATACAGGATCCTTCAGTAACCATCCAATATTCACTACGGAATTGATGGCGTTGCATGCTTAAAGTTTGCCCGGGTTTTACTACCAGAGTTTTTACTTTGGCACCAGGAATTTCATTAAGCACTGTGTAAGAACCCCAAGGTCTTTCTACTTCGACACTGGTCCATTTTTTTAATATATGACTACTGCTGTTGAGTTTGTCTTCACCTCCGACTCCAAACACAAATTCAACATCATCAAAGATCATCTCAGGGATATTGTCTTGATTTCTGTCGCCACCATTAGCAAAAACAATATCGTCGTCAGGAAACATTTCTTTTGTTTTACGTATTGCATCACAGGCAGTGCCATCACTGTCGTCAAATTCAATTACACGATCTACCATGTGTAGATTGTCAAGAATTGTCATACGCTCGTGCCATGACATAAATGGCCTACCTTTCTTACGTGTAAGCCATGCATCCGAATTGAGCCCTACAACAAGCCAATCACCTAAATGATCTGCATGATTGAGATATTTTATATGCCCTGAATGTAAAGGATCAAATCCTCCAGTAGCTATTACTATTTTCATTCTTTTATTCTATGAAAATCTTTATCTAACCAAGTGGTAATTATTTCATCTTGCCTAACGTAACCGTAAGTGTTTATACAATATTCAACACTTTCATTTACTAGTTTTAGATCTATTAGATCATGCCATGTGGTAGTTTGCGGATTCATGGGTTCAATTTCGCTTTTATAGACAGCGATATACAACCACATATCGTTTTCTTTTTTTGTAAAATATGCATCGCGGCAATCAAACCCATTTACAGCAAGCATGTACATTAAATTAACAATGTTATGATTGTAGTACCAACCATTGTGGCTGATGTTATTGAGTCTGTTGTGTTTATAATGAACTGCTTGCGGAACTGTAAGAATCAACATTCCGTTTACACTCATCATTTCGTTCCATTGGCGTAGAGTGCCTATTGGGTTAGTAATAAATTGAAAAGTGTCATGACACCATACTAAATCTATTTGTCTAGGAATAAAACGAACAGGATCTTCTAAGTTGGCTTCAATGACTTTTACATTTTCGAGAGCACTAACTTCACTTCTAATTTTTTTAGTGTTAGAAGTCACTGCATAACATATATAATTTCTAGGTTCAGGAGGATCATCTCTGGTTTCTAATGTAGCCCACCATTCAATATTGGATCCATCGTCGCAGCCAAAGTCAGCAACCACTTCCAGACTGTCTAGAAAGGTATCATACTCATATAGCAAGTCTCTTATAAATTGAGTATGATTGTAACTTTCCTGCGAATTTTTAAACAGACCCATTTTGTAAAACCTCAATAACTAATTTTTCTTTCAGGGGTTTAAGTCTAGATTCTAGTTGGTAACAGGCCTCGGCTAGCTCTTGATCAGACCCCCAGTTTAGATTGTGAATTAAATTTACAGCCCAACGACCACAAGTATCTTTTTCTATTTGTATATCTACAGCATTATTTTTTGGACGAGCTGTAGAGCATAGTGCCCATTCTCGTAATATTTTGTTTGCGTAATCTTTGTAATCCATCACACCACAATATCTTCCATGCCGGCTGTACGCAGTCGTACAACGTGACCTAGCATGAAGTTTTTGCTTTCGAGACCTTTCATAACTCCAAGCCATTTGTTTCTAAGAAGAGCAACTTCGTTAATGATAGTCTCAAAGTCAATGACTTCATCCTCGCCATCTGTATATTTCTCAGCGTCGCGAGCTGTAAGAGCTCGGGCATAAGATTCCAAGTATTTTTGAAAATGCTTTCGTCTAATCTTGCGAAGTTGTATATTAAGATAGTTAAGTACAGCCTCGATCTCCTGAAGCTGGTTAAATCTGTGCTCTGTAATACCCGGTAGATTCGCAGCGGACTTTTCAACATTACCTCGTATAAATGTCTCTGTTTTTGCCTGCGCAAGTTCACCTTCATAATAATCAATGAAGGCCGGAATTTCTCCAAGGTCTGCAACAACACGATTATACCACATTAGTCTTCGTAATCAATTTCTTCGTCTTCGTCGTCGAGATATTCTTCAATGGCACGTTTGGTATAACTATCAGTGCCACCAAATTCTCTTAGCTCTTTGTCGCTTAAATTATCAACAAGCATGCTGACTAAATTGTCAGCGGCTGCTTGTCGTTCTTTGGCAGGAATGTATTCCTTGAGCGTAATATAAGATTCAATTAACACTTCAACATCAATACTCATTCGACAGTTTCCTCTTCTGGTTGAACAGCAGTGGTATCTTTATGTGGGTTAGCAGCAAAGTCTTTCATCACACGATCAAGACTATTATCTTCGTTACGTTCCCAAGCTTTACGAAACTGCTTGATTACTGTACCATCTGCTAGCGTGTATTTAAGACTATTACCTTCTTTCTGTAATAAACCTTTTCCTTCAAACATGTCCACAAGTCCGCTATAAGGATTCATACCGGACTCATAAGGAATCTTGACCTGCACACTTTCAAATGGTTTTGCATAGCGTGTTTTCATGATCTTGCAAGCTGCTCTAATACCTTTTACTTCTGTAACTTTGTTGCCATCTTCATCTTCTTTGAGTTTGAGTTTACGCATAGCAACCACAATTGAACTTGCATAGATAAAGCCTTGTCCACCGCTAATCTTATCGTCCGGATCAAACATATCTTGACTTGCATAGGTATGATTGGTGGCAACTAACCCGATGTTTAAGCTGCCAAACATATTCACACAGTTACGAACCAAGGCAGTTAGTGCTTTGGGCTTACGGCCCATGTCACCTTTCAAGTCGCCGGCTTCGAACTGATTGACATCTGTAGGAGTTAGTAACATGCCCAGACTGTCTAGTACGATTAATACTTTAGGTCTTTGATCTTCAGGTAGTGTTTTGTATTCTTTCACAAACTCGGTGATCATCTTGGCAACATCATCAATCATGGCCATATTGAGTTTGAGAAGTTTGTTCTCACTAGTGTCCACACCGAGTGCGTGTAACCACGCTTCATCAAGTGCGTTCTCAGTATCAATGAGAATAACATATATGCCTTGTTCTTGTGCATTCTTGACGAGATTTCCAGAGCAGATAAAGGATTTACCCGCACCAGATTCGCCAGCAAATACAGTAACCTTACCCATCGGAATGCCCTTATTAAAGTCCCCGCTGATAAGATAGTTAAGAGCGTAGTTGTTTGTGCTGATCCAGTCTGTTGGGTCATTGAATCCCACACTGATACCGTCAATACTTTTTGTAATACTTTTACGAAATTTGCTTACGTCAAATGGTTTAGTTGCCATAATCTTTTTATCCTCATTCTAAAATTAATTTTGCTTTATTTTGTTGTTTAATATTATTATATAAAAGTTTTCTGTAATCAAACAGATGTTGCTCTAAGTTAATAATGTTCCCAATGGGAATTTTTTCTGCCACAAGCTTTATATTGTTTTTACTTGCCCAATCTATTGCTTCTTTACTAAATGGAATAGTTTCGGGCTGACTTAAATTTATTTGAAAAGCGAATTCCAAAGTTTCATAATTGTAATTGTCGGGATTTTCTAAGTTTAGATCAAAAAATCTAAATTTATTATAGAACTGCCTACCAACATACGTATACGCAAATGAAAAATTTACTATATCATTGTTAGTTACCATGTTTTCAACAAATGGATTATGAAACACTTCCCATTTATCTTTAGTTTTAAATTCTATATCAGTAAAGCATGATTCTAATCTATGAACTCCCATGTTAACTTCTTCATAAGGGAAAATATATCCTAATTTACTAAGTGCTTCTGCGATACTAATAGTTCTTATTTCATCAGGATACATTTCGTGTAGCATATGACCAAACTTTGATTTATCTCTAACAGTACTTAATCTAAGTTTATCTATATTAATTTTTTCACATTGTGAAACTACCCAGTCCGAATGAATTTTATTAAGAAATGCCTGATCTAAATATTCAAGGAAATTATTTTTTTGAACAAAACTTTGGTCTGTTAGATAATTTAAGACTTCATTGGTTTTTGTTATAGCCCAATGTAATTCACTTAATTTAGAATCAATATTGGTTACAAAAATGTTATCTACATCAAAAGAATTTTGAGACTTTGTTTCTGTAGTATGAACAAAGTATTCAACAAGGTCATGATTATACTTTACTGAAAAAGGAATAACATCACCTGAATTTTCAAATACTAGTAGTATTTTCATAGGAAAAAATAGTGGGCATTGAGCCCACTATTTTATTACTTTGCTCTGTTACGAATCATAGCCAAGATGTCCTCGGCTCGCTGACTGGAAGGTTTAGCTGGTGCTGCCTGCACTGGAGCAGTAGCGACTGGTGCATCATCCTCTTCATCCACATCAAATGGTGCAGCTGATTGAACTGGAGTAGGAGTAGCGGCTGCTTTTGGTACAGGAGCAGCAGCCTCTACATCGTCGCCGCCACGACCTTGAAAGCCACTGGGCTTGTAGTATTGACTCCAACGATCTGGATCGTATGCTTGTCCATCTACGCTGGCTTCAAACATCTCTTTGAGAACTTTTAATTCTACTTCGCCAGGACGCTTTGGCAAGAAGTCACTTAGGTTATAGAGACCAAAACTATCAATGGCACCTTGTTCTTGTGCTGTTAGTGCAGTCTCTTTACGACTCCACTTGCTAGTTGAATAATCTGCGTAACCACCTTTACTGGTTTTAGTAACAGTAAAATCCAATCCAGCGGTGTAATCTGTAGGCATGCTTTCTAGTTCTGGGTCCATTAGTGCAGCCTTGATTAAATTAAAGATCTGGGGACTAATAACGAATCTACGAATAGGATTCTCAGGTGTTTTGTCGTCCGCTAGTGGATTTTCTCTTACAAAACCTTGGAACAAATATGATTTCTTTTTCCAATACTTGCGACCCATTTCTTCTAGACCTGGATCTTTGAACCAAGTACGAACCTCTGCCAAGATAGGGCAGGCGTCGCCGTACATTTCTACACAAGGTACTTGTACTACAACAGGCTTTGAATCTGCTTGTCCTTTGATGCCTGCAAATGGCAAGCGAATCATCAGTCGCTCAACCCAGAAGAACGAGTTGTTTGTGTTTGCGTCTGGTAAGAATCGAATTTTTGCACTAGAGCCTTCTGGAATGTTCCAGTGTGCATAGATGGCGTTATCGCCTTGTGATTGCCCGCCTTGTGAACGGTTTTCTTGCGCTTGTAGTTTAGCGCGAATTTCTGCTAAAGATGTGGCCATAATGTTTCTCCTTATAAAATGCCATAATGTTTGTGCCTAGATATACAACTGCACCGTGCAATTGTATAACAAATGTATTTAGCGTGTCAAAAGTTTTTTGTTTATTTTTTAATCAAACCACTCAACCAACGAATCATTTCTACATCTTCACTCACAACTGGTTGATCCATTGTTGAAGCACCAACTGGTTGCTGCGGTGGTGTGGGTTGTTGTGGTGCTGGTTGTGTATTAGCATTTTGTTGCTGCATCATTGCAAGCAAGCTTTGGGCAAGTGCTCGTTCACCGTTCGACATCAACCAACCGATGATTGTGTTTCTAATGTCTGCATCTGGTCCTTGTACCTGTGATAATTTTTTTATTGAATTTTGCAAATCTTCTGCATTTAAATCTTGGACGTGATCTATCGCAGCAATACCATCTACACCATCCATACCAGCTGCAATTGGTTTTTGAAATAGTCTTGCTAAATTATCTTCGTCAATGTCGTCTGAATCGGAATCCCAAGTGGTTTCGGTTACACCGGTAGCCCATGATTCAAATTCTGCCGTTTCGGCGGTGTTTGTTCGTTTTCTGTTTTGATAGGCTTTGTACACATATGGTAATGCTTCATTAAATCTATCATCGTAGATCTTTTTAACAAATCTTTCGCGTAATTCATCAATATCTACTTCTTGGTCTACGTCATGCGAATCTGCCAACATATCCATCAACAGTTGTTGTCCTTGACGACCTTGAAACTTTTTTAATTTTTCTTTTACTTCATTATATCTGTGCATAGCAGCCTCAACCATACCGGTTGTTTCTGCATCTTCAAAAGTACGATTACGCATTGAACGAACAAAATGTTTCATGCTGGCCATTTCCTTGACCATTTCGTTGATTAACTTACTGCCTTCGTCGCCAATTGAACCACCGTGGCGTAAATGATTTGCTACTGCTCTTGCGCCATGTAAATTTGTGTAGTCTAGTAGAAATCTTTCGCCTACAGGTGTTTCAATAAACACATGCTCAATCTGTCTAGCACGATCTCCGCGCTTTTCTGGATTGATTTGATCTCGGTGTTTAATAATAATTTTGTGAGTGCCAACATCGCCAAAGCTTACACGTTTGTTATTGCCCATGCCATATAAACGGCCTTCGGATATAGCCAATTCATCTTTACTAAAAGTGGCGTCTGTACCGGCCTGTTGTCTAATATCTTTCAAATCCAAGTTACTTCTGTTAATGTCTCTAGTATCAAAAGTTAACATATTTCTACGAGCAAAATTC